GGAGTAGACTACGATACGCTTGCGCAAGCTGTGTGGACCTATGTGAGCCGCACGCTAACCTCGGGCAGCAATGACTGCCTGACCCTCCCCCAGTTCCTGGCTCTGAAGGACTGATGATGGCTAAGTCGCCAGACCAAAAGAAAAAAGGGCCGTCGCTCGCGGTGGGGCGCGGTGAAAAATTGCCTGTCTCGCAAGGTGCTGGTTTAACCGCAAAGGGGCGGGCCAAGTACAACCGCGAAACTGGAAGCAATCTAAAAGCCCCTCAGCCCGAAGGTGGCCCACGCAAGAAATCGTTCTGCGCCCGCATGTCCGGAATGCCAGGACCGATGAAAGACGAAAACGGCAAGCCGACACGAAAAGCGGCTTCTCTTGCAAGGTGGAAGTGCTGACATGGAATCCTTAGTCTGGAACACAATTCTCACGGTCCTACTTGGCGTGGTGGCATATCTCATGATGTCAAAATTTGCTGAACTGGACAGGCTCAGTATTTTGCTCAACAAGACCCGCGAAGAGATTGCGCGGGATCACATCACACGCGCAGAGTTCCGGCAGGACATGGGCAAGTTGTTCGACAGGTTCGACTTGCTAGAGAAGAAGTTGGATGGTCTGCGCGACCGCAGAGCACCTCCGGAGAACTGAAGTGCCTGTACAGTCCGAGAAACAGCGCAGGTTTATGTATGCTTCACTTGCAGGCAAGACAGATGTCTCGCCCAGCGTAGCGAAGAAGTTTGTTGGTCCCAAAGCACATGCCGAAGGAGGCAGTATGAAAGAGTCCAAGGAAATGATGAAGAAGGAAGTGGCCTTCATGAAGAAGAAGGGCGCTCCGAAGTCCATGGTCAAGCACGAGATGAAGGAAGCCAAGGGCTACGCCAAGGGCGGCGGCATCGAGTCCAAGGGTAAAACCAAGGGCAAAATTGTGAAGATGATGGGCGGCGGAAAGTGCTAAGGAGGGGCTATGCCTCAAAACTACCGTACTCCCACTTCAAGAGAGTTCTCAAAACTTAGCGCCGCTCGTAAGTTGATGCAACAAGGCATTGAGGGTGAAAACTCAATGCTGTCTCGCATGATGCCAACAATGGCAAAGTCTTCGCGTGATGATATTCGCAGGGCCAAGGAGCTTCGTGAAAAAGTTCCTGCCGCTGCCCGCGAAGGTGAGGCATACAACGAAGCGGGCTACGCCAAAGGCGGCTCTGTCAAGGGTAGCGGCTGCGAACAGCGCGGCCTTCGCAAGTGCAAGGTGGTGTGAGATGCCATTACCAGCAGTTATTGCAAGAATGGTTGCTCAAGGCGCAGCCAAACAAGCGGCCAAAAAATCTGCCAAGGAAGCAGGGCAAGAAGGATTGGAGTCTGGGGCCAAAAAAACATCTAACGATGAAGCATGGCTTGAGGCTCTAGCAGGAAGACCGGCTCCCGCTGGTGCAAACCCTTTAAGCAGCATAGAAGCCAAAGAAGTTGATTTGCTTCGTCGGGCGATGATGCGGCGGCAAGCGGCTGAAAGAAAGATAGAACCGCAAAAACCCAATGAATCTAGTTGGATGTCTGAAAGAACTATGCGTAGTGCAAGTCAAGACAAGCCAACTGGTGGGGAATTCCGCAAAGGCGGCAAAGTCAAAGGCTACGCCTCTGGCGGCAAAGTTCGTGGTGGCGGCTGTGAGCGGCAGGGCAAGACCAAAGGCAAATTTGTATGAGACCGAGCCGTGGCATGGGTGACATTCGACCTGAACTGAAGAAGCGCCGTGACAACACTGACTTCCTTCAGGGCGGGAAACGCCATGCCCGCAGGGACAACACCGACTTTGCCGAGTACGCTGAAGGCGGTGGGCTCTACGCCAACATCAACGCCAAGCGCAAGCGGATTGCCGCTGGATCGGGTGAAACCATGCGCAAGCCGGGTTCTCCCGGCGCTCCTACTGCCAAAGCCTTCAAGCGTTCTGCGCTGACAGCGAAGTGATTGACGCCATGCTGCGCTTCCGTTATCATACCCGGACCGAAGTTCAAAAAGGTCTGGCATGTACGGGGTCATCTACAAGGTAACCAACACCGTGAACGGGCACATCTACATCGGGCAGACAAAGACAGCGCTGGGCAATCGTTGGTCTAAGCATTGCTCTGATGCTCGTTCTGGTGCAGGATGGATTCTTGCTGCTGCCATCCGCAAGCATGGACGGGAAGCGTTTACCGTAGAGGTTGTAGAAGAGTGCCCTGACAAAGACGCCTTGAACGCCGCTGAGATTGCGTGGATCTTAAAATTGCAGCCCACGTACAACTCTTGTGGTGGCGGTGGTGGTCTAGGCTCTCCCTCACCAGAAGTAAGGGCAAAAATTTCTGCGACTTCTCGTGGCAGGAAAGTTAGTGAACAAGCGCGTAAAAACATGTCTGCTGCCCAAAAAGGGCATCCTGTTTCCGAGGAAACAAAACGTAAAATTTACGAAGCAAATGCGTGGTACAGAGAGCAGCTTCGGCAAAAAAGGTTGACACAACCAAAAAAACGCATTGTCCGCCCATACGTTTCTCCTTTGCAAAATTTGTATGAAGCTCATGGAGCAACATCACGCAAAGAAAAAATGTCTTTAGCCGCTAAACATGGGTTTGAATCCGGCACAAGGCAACGGCCTGCCGGGGAACTTAACCCTATGTACGGCAAAGAAAAGCCAGAGGAAATTAAGCGATTGCTTTCGGAAAAATTGTCTGGTGACAAAAATCCTTACTTTGGCAAAGAACATTCTGAAGATACTCGTGCAAAAATGCGTGCTGCACATGCGGCCCGACCTCCTGTAACATGCCCACATTGTGGTAAAGAAGGCCATCTGAATACTATGAAACGATGGCACTTTGACAATTGCAGAGTTAAAGCATGACAACTTCTGGCGTTGCAACATTTAACATGGACCTCAACGAACTTGTTGAGGAAGCAATGGCTCGTTGTGGTGCCGAGTTGCGCACGGGCTGGGATTTGCGCACGGCAAGAACATCAATGAACCTCATGCTCATGGATTGGGCGTCGAGGGGCATCAATATGTGGACCATTGAGCAAGGCTCACAAGTCCTGACCGCTGGCACAAACACCTACACGCTGCCCGCCGATACGGTGGATCTGATTGAGCATGTGATTCGCACGGGTGTAGGGAATGTCTCCACGCAGACGGACTTGACCATCACGCGCATCAGTGTTTCTACCTACTCGTCCATCCCCAACAAACTCCAGCAGGCAAGGCCAATCCAGATCTGGATCAACCGCCAAGGCCCTGCTCCGCAGTTCACGGTGTGGCCCACGCCTGACAATTCACAGACGTACACGCTCGTCTACTGGCGGCTTCGCAGGATTCAGGACGCTGGTGCGGGCGGCACGTACACACAAGATGTACCGTTCAGGTTCATCCCCGCTTTGGTGTCAGGACTGGCGTACTACCTGTCCATGAAGATCCCCGGTGCGATGGAGCGGATGCAGGTGCTAAAGGCGCAGTACGATCAGGATTGGGATCTTGCCAGTTCCGAAGATCGCGATAAGAGTGCCGTTCGCTTCACACCAAGGCAGTATTTCATCTCATGAGCAATCGTTTTGCAAACGGCGCAAAGGCATTCGGCTACTGCGATGTCTGTGGGTTTCGTTTCGACCTCAAAAAGCTCAAGAATCTTGTAGTCAAAACCAAGCAAACACAGATTCGTGCCTGTACGGCTTGTTGGACCCCAGATCAACCGCAATTACAACTGGGCATGTACCCAGTTTCGGACCCAATCGCCATCCGCGATCCTCGGCCTGACACAAACACTTGGTACTCATCCGGTGTGACTGCTACGGGCTCGTTCGGCGGGGGTAGCCGGGTGATTGAGTGGGGCTGGAACCCTGTGGGTGGGTCCAGAAGTTTTGATGCCGCCTTGACGCCGAATGCCTTGGCACCAAGGGGTTTAGTAGGTACAGTCCAAGTTGTAGTTTCGTAAGGAGCGATGATGGAAAAAGCAATGCGCAAGGTTGCCAAGCAAGAAGTTGGCAAGCACGTGAAAGCCATGCACAGCAAGGGCTTCAAGAAGGGCGGTCCTACCACTGAGGATCGTCTGAAAATGGGCAAGAACATGGCCCGCGCCATGAACCAGAAGACGGGGTGAAACATGGGCAAGATCAAGCAACTCCCTCCTGCCAAGCAGGCATACCCGCAAGAGGCTGAGAACCCTCGGGATCTGTGCATGGTGCTGGGCAACATCTCCAAGCACCCTGCTCCTGCAGCCAAGACCACGGGCATCAAGCAGCGTGGGTCCGGTGCAGCTACGCGGGGCTACATGTCTCGCGGGCCAATGGCGTAAAACATGAACTACACCGAGTTGAAGACCGCTGTTGAGGATGCCACTGAGAATACGTTCTCAGCGACGGACTTCGCCACGCTCACGCAGTTGGCAGAGCAGCGCATCTACAACTCTGTGCAGCTTCCTGCGCTGCGCAAGAACGTCACGGGCACGCTGACCAGCGGGAATCAGTACCTCTCGGCACCGACAGATTTCCTGTCTGTCTTCAGCATCGCAGTCATTGATGGGTCGGGGAACTATGAGTACCTGCTGAACAAGGATGTGAACTTCATCCGCTCGGCGTTCCCAAACCCCAGCACGACCGGAACTCCGAAGTACTACGCGCTGTTCGGCCCTGACTCGTCAAATTTAACGGAGTTGACCTTCATCCTTGGTCCTACTCCTTCTGCTGGGTTGACGGCAGAACTGCACTACTTCTACTACCCGGTGAGCATCGTGACTGCGGGTACGTCTTGGCTGGGTGACAATTTTGACTCC